TGCGTACCATCAAACCCGGTATATCCTTGGCGATGTGGACCACAGTAACGCCGCGTGAGCGGTAAGTGCTGATTTACCAATTTTTTGGTTTGCCTAAGTAGGAGAATCTTCGTATTTTTAAGCGTTGAAATGCCAACTACCTGGTTGACGTACCCCGCCAAATGACAGGTAGCTATACCCAAAGCGACCAGCCGATGCGCCCATTGTAGTTGACGTATCCCACCAAATGACAGGTAGCTATACCAGTTGAGCATGGCAATGATGGGGATTTGCGAGTTGATGTCCCTAACCAAATGACAGGTAACTATACCCAAATGGCTTGGTTCTCACAAGTTCTTGTGGTTGACGTCCCCCACCAAATGACAAGAAGCTGCACCCCGTAGTGAAAGGAAAAATAAGATGCCAGTATGTGTTTTAAGTGCAAACGGTGAACGGCTGATGCCGACCGAAAATTACGGCAAAGTGCGCCATCTGCTGAAGGATGGCCGCGCTGTAATTGCGAAGCGGAACCCGTTCACCATCCAGCTGACCTACGAGACCAGTACCTATACCCAGCCCATCGAATTGTGCGTCGGCACCGGATATGAGCATATCGGCGTCAGCATTAAGGCAAAGGCAAAAGAGGTCGTATCGCAGCAATATGATTTGCTCACGAACGAGCGCTCCCGCCATGACGACTGCCGAGCGTACCGCCGGACGCGCAGAAACCGCCTGCGGTATCGGGCTGCACGGTTCAATAACCGTGTATCCAGCAAAATGCCCGGTTGGATTGCTCCGTCCCTGGATAACAAGGTGGAGCGGCACCTGGATATTATCTCCCGCTATCTATCTGTCATGCCTGTCAAGGATGTCTTTATCAAGGCCGCAACATACGATACACAGCTCCTTGCGGCGCTGGAGGCAGGGGAGCCTGTCCCGCAGGGTAAGGACTATCAGCATGGGCCACAGTACGGATACGATACACTGCGGGAAGCGGTCTTTGAACGGGACCACTATACCTGTGTGTATTGCAAGAGAGGTCTGAAAGACGGCGCTATCCTTCATGTCCATCACGCCTACTACTGGAAGGGTCTGCATGGGAACAGCATGAGGGAGCTTGCGACCTGCTGCGAGAAGTGCAACACACCTGCCAATCACAAGGAGGGCGGGAAGCTGTGGGGCTTCGATAAGCCTCTGCGGAAATATACCGGCGAAGCGTTTATGAATAGCGTGCGCTGGATTCTCTACCAGCGTGCGATGGCTCGCTTCCAGGGTGCTGCGGAAGTACACATGACCTATGGCGTCATCTCCAAGCGCGTCCGCACCAACCTCGGCCTCCCGTATTCCTGCGCTACGGATGCCTACTGCATGGGCGAGCTGCGTCCGGAAGCCAGATGCGAAACAGAGGTCTTCCAGAAATACAGGCGAAACAACAGAGTCCTATCCAAATTCTATGACGCCAAATATTACGACACACGGGAAAAGGGAGTTATCCGTTCTGGCAACGAGTTGTCCTCCGGCAGGACGAACCGCAATCATAACCTTGACGGCGAAAATCTGCGCCGGTTCCGTGGCTGTAAGAAGTCAAAGGGCCGAACCTCGACCAGAAAGCAGAGATATGCCATGCAGCCGGGAGATATCGTGGTCTACGGCAATCGCAAATACGTTTCCAAGGGCTGCTCCAGCTACGGCAAGGCATTAAGCCTACTCACGGATGGAAAGCCGCTTATGGTCAGCATGAAGAAAATCCAGCTTGTTCGTCATAAGGGCGGCTGGGTGCGGCTTCCCCATGCAGCAGCCGAGGCAAAAAAATAACCACCTGCGGATAAACCGTGGGCGGCGGAAATTGACAAAGCGGGGCCTTTTTGGTAAGATTACAATGCTCCAAAAGGAGCCAGAAAGGCGTTACCATATACGGTAGGCGGTCGGCACTTCCCTGTGGAGGGAGGTGATGCCAATGGTTACTTACGAATCGCTTTTTGCGTATTCTCTTGTTATCATCGGCCTTGTGGGTCTGATAGTTCAGATTTGCAAACGAAAATGACCGCCCCTCGCCAAAGGAAGACGGTCATTTCGTTTGACTCTATTCTCTTAGGCTGACCGCTTATCGGTATCGCCTTTCTGCTTTTATTATACACCAGCAAGCCGCTTTGTCAAGCAAGACAAGGCGGCTTTTGCCGTCGGAAAGGAGTTTTCCTATGAAAAACATCATGCTCAGCATCCGACCTGAGTGGCTCCAGAAAATCCTGTCGGGCCAGAAGACCGTGGAGCTGCGCCTGTCCAGACCGAACCTTACGCCGCCCTTCATGGTATTTCTCTACTGCTCCTGTAAGGGCACAAAGAACCCAGGTGAAATTCTTGAAATCCACAGCGGCGGCAAAATTTACAAAGCAAACGGTCTTGTGGTAGGGGAGTTTACCTGTACCGAAATTGACCGTGTGGTGCGCGTGGGCTATATGGGCAGCAACGCGCCGCTTCAATACTGTGTCAACGCACAACCTGGAAACTACACCCCAGCGGGGAAACTGTATGAGGACGCCTGCCTCACCGTGAAGCAAGCAGAGGACTACCTCTGTGGCCGCGTGGGATACGGATGGCACATCTCTGATGTGCAGGCCTATGACCGGCCCAAGAGCCTCGACTGCTTCGCACTTGCGAGAGCACCGCAGAGTTGGCAGTACGTCCACGATTTTTAAGGAGGGATTCAAAAAATGGCAAATTACAGAGTTTGTTTTCGGCTGCCCACATTTGTGGTACAGCTGAGCTTTGAGGCGGCAGAGAGGGATATCTCATACGAGGAAATTGCTGCATCCATCAACAAAGAGAAGGTCGCGGAACTTCTGTGTCTTGACGCACTGGGCTACAGTGCGGAAGACATAGAAATTATCACCCCGGAAGAGTATGACGAGGAGGTTGGAGCGGAATGAACACTGAGGAGCGTTTCCTGCTTCGCTCGTCAGTAGAATGGCGAAAGAATTTGATGCAGGATTGCTTGTGTATGCCGTGTGCTGAGTTCTCCGACTCTTTCGACGCAGCTGTAGACGCTGCCATCGCCACATTCCCTGAGTTGGAGCGGGAAGCTATCTTAAAACGCTACCGCGACGGTCTTACACCAACACAATGCGCAAACGCACTGGAAATTGACATCGGCAAGTTCCACTCTTGCTTCGACCTCGCCATAAGGAGGCTGCGTCACCCCAAATATGCGGGGGGTATCCTGAAAGAAATGCGCCGGTTTGCAGGCAGCCCTCTCGCCTCTGCTTTGAAGGAAGCCATTGAGAATGGCAACCGGAAAAAAATCGAGGAGTTGTGCGATTCTGTTCCGTTTCAGTGCCTCAATTTCTCGACTCGCACCAAGAACTGCCTTATGTTCAGTGGTGCCCAAAGTATCGGCGATGTTGTTCGACTGATAGAGAGCGGCAAACTGAAGAATCTGCGCCAATGCGGGCAGGGGACCCTTCAGAATATTATCGACGTACTGGAAAAGGCTCTGCCGTTCCATTTCATCCTTGGAAAGCCAGCTCAATTCTGTCCGGAAACGAGTGATGCCTTCACCCGGAAGGAACACACTCGCCAGCTCTCTGCCATGCTGGAGCGATACATCGACCCGCGCAACGACCCACGCATCTACTGGGCGAGAGAGGTCACATTCGACTACTCTACGAACCACAAAATCCGCGTGGACTATATGCGCTTTCAGCCGCTCAACAATTCGACCTCCGGCATTGAGAAGGGGGACTTCTACGCCTACGAGGTCAAGTCCTCTGTGGAGGATTTCAAATCTCCTAACGGGCACAACTTCATCGCGGACTACAACTACTACGTTATGCCCGCAGACGTCTTCGAAGCGGTGAAGGATACTGTGCCATACGGCGTCGGTGTGCTTTGCCCGGACGGCGGGCATCTGCGATGCGTGAGGAAAGCCGTGAGGAAGGACCGAACCAGACCGGTCAGCGAGATGCTGCTCATGCTGTGGCGCAGCTCACGAAGAGAGATTGTTGGAAGGAGAAACAAAAATGACAAAGAAACAAACGACAGACAAGATTAACAAGCCTGAGTTCGCCCCGGAGGAGTGGCGGAAGGCGGCCATTATGTACGATACATCCTTTGCCTGGTGTAAAAATCAAATTTCAGCCTGGGGTAAGAATCAAATTTCATTTACACCGGGCTTTAACGAGATGTTCGATGAAGCGCTGGACACACTTCCTGAGCGAAACCGCGATATCGTCCAAAAGTATTTTCGTGACAGAATGACGTTTTCGCAAATCGCCGACCTGCACGGCACCAGCAGAAGCATAGTTCGCCATCTGTGTATCTGGACGGTATGGAGGGTCATGAATTTGATTCTGCTGCGAGAAGGAAGCAACCAAAATGCTGCGCCACAAACAGGCGGAGGAACTGAAGGTGGGTATTGACATCAATAGCCTGCCGCTTTCCGCACAGATTCAGGTGCGTGCAAAGCTCGACGAGCAGAAACAGCAGCGAGCAAAAAAACAGCCGGAAGCACAGAAAAGGCAAAAACAGCCGAAAGAAGCGGACGCTGTTGAGCCATCCAAATATCGCAATAAAAAGGTCATTCGCGTGGTGGATGGAGAAACCGTGAAATTCCCCAGCAAGCGGGAGGCACGGCGCTTCGATGAACTGTATTTGCAGTACAAGGTTGGTGCAATCCAGGACCTGCGGCTCCAGCAGGACTTCACGCTGGTCGAGGGCTATACACGGCCAAATGGCAAGCGGGTTCGACCAATGGTCTACAAGGCAGATTTCGTCTATCTCCGCAACGGTGAGCGTATCGTGGAAGACGCGAAGGGAAAACGAACCGAAAAGTACCTCATGAAGCGCAAACTTATGTTGGAAAAGTACGGAATCGAAATTTTGGAGGTATAATATCATGTTTGAAAACGGTAAGTTCCCAACGGCTGAAGAGCTTTTGGAGCGGAGAAAGCAACTCATTCAGAAGGCGGCTGACGGGAAAAGATTAAGCGGCGAGGAAACGCATTTTCTCGAATTGCAAAATATATGGCTTGCGCAAAGGAGGGATGAACAGGAAAAAAACTGCGTGCGTCCTCTTGTGGAGCAGCTCAAGAAAACAAACCACTTTGTGCAGGATGTATTCCGCAGCACCGAATATTCCGAGTTCGCCCTCTGGTGCATTGAGATTCCCACTACCGCCAGCCGGCACAACGATGACGGCTCAAACGACATCTGCGGTTGTTGGATTACGGCAGACAACAGCACGACCTACGAGGAGATGTGTCGCCGTCTGGAAGGAGTGAAGACGAAAGCCGATATTCTGGCTCTCTCCACCACGCCAAGTACCGTTGAGGCAATCAGTACGGCCACACCGCGCTGGAGGGCGGAGGTGGAGCAACTCCGCGCACAACAGCAAAAATAGTCTCTCCCATCCTGGAAGGCTGTCAGCACATCGCTGGCGGCCTTTTGATTGACAAGTAAGCTATTGTGTGGTATAATTGCTGCATTCAGTGAAGGGGGGTGGTTGACATCACGAATACCAGTAATTTAGCCGCTGACCGTGCGCTTGCCTATGAAGCCATTGAAAGGCAGCCTGAAACAGAAGAAATCGCAGCTTCGAATGAACAGGAGGCCGAAGCGAAGCAGCCGGGAAATATCGGCGACCATGTGGCGATGTATCTCAGCCAAATTGGCAGCATTCCCATTATGCCGCAGGTGGAAGCGAATCGCTGTATTGAAAAAGTGCAGAAGGGGAATGCCGCTGCCGAACAGCTCGAAACGCTGCGGGTAATTGCCGAGGAGAGCGGGAATGCAGTTGACCCCGAAATCAAGAAAGACCTGATGAAGGCCATAGAAGCAGGAAGACGGGCGAAAGATAAGGTTGTTGAGGGCAATCTTCGGCTTGTTGTGTCCATCGCAAAGAAATATATAAACTCAGCCGATTCTATGGTGTTCATGGACCTCATTCAGGAGGGCAACATTGGCCTCATGCGTTCCATCGACTCTTTTGACATTTCGAGGAATGTGAAGTTTTCCACCTACGCAACCTTCTGGATAAGGCAAAACATCACAAGAGCGCTTGCCACGACGGACCCAGCCATTCGCAAGCCTATCTATGTTGCGGAAGGCAGGCGGAGCGTCAATAATGCAAAAGAACAAATGCAACAAAAAGGCTTACCTTGTGATGACCCTTTAGAAATCGCAAAATACATGGAGGGGGATGCGTGGGATTCCCTTTCAAAAAGGGAGCAGCAGAAAAAACTGCGCATCATCCAACACTCGCTCCAGTACCGGAAGCCGGACTCGTTGGATGCGCCCGTCAATTCGGACGCCGCAAGCGATTCCAACACACCGCTTTCGGAATTCATCCCAAGCCATAACGAGTGGGATAACCCGGAAATTTCAACGTCAGGGAAGGCACTATGGGAAACGATGGACAAAATCCTGCACGATATGCCCGCACGAGACGCCTGTGTGCTTCGCTTACGATTCGGATTGGAGGATGGTTGTGCTTATACCCTCAAAGAAATCGGGGACGAAATGGACTTAACGCGAGAGCGTGTCCGTCAGGTTACAGATAAAACACTCGATAAGCTACGCAACGGAAAGGCAGGGAAGATGCTTCAGGACTTTCTTGAGTCAATGTAACCCCACGGCTAAAGCCGGGGGCTTGTTGATAGTAGCCGCGCTATTATGCCAAAATGCCAAAATCTTGATAATAGGACTGTAAATGTCAATGTAACCCCACGGCTAAAGCCGGGGGCTTGTGGTGCGAACCACGAGCCTGATTGACTACCCTAAGTGTTTCGAACACTACGTTACCCAGGAATAGATAGGCACCGGCGGACGTGAATCCGAATCTGCCGCTCTGCGGTGTGTGGTTAAACAGCTCTGAGGGTAAGGAGCAGTGCCGCACATACAAAACCCTGGGATAACATTGGGTACGGATACCTGACAGCCGAAAGGCTGAGCGGCTTAATTTTTAGCCGCACCCAAAGAAAGGAGGCATCAACGTATGCCAAAGGTCTATGTTCTCAACCGGCACGGGCGTCCGCTGATGCCCTGCACCCCGGCGAAGGCCCGTCATCTTCTGGATGCGGGCAAGGCAAAAGTGAGACACAGAACACCGTTTACCATTCAACTGCTCTACGGCAGTACCGGCTATGCGCAGGAGGTCATCCTCGGTGTAGACGCCGGCAGCAAAACCATCGGACTTTCGGCTTCCACCGAAACGGAGGAACTTTTCTCCGCAGAGGTCAAGCCGCGCAACGATGTGGTCGAGCTGATGTCCGTACGCAGGCAGTTCCGCCGTGCGCGGCGCAATCGCACCACCCGGTATCGTAAGCCACGCTTCGACAACCGCGTGCGGAGCAAGCATAAAGGCTGGCTCGCACCTTCCGTGGAAGTAAAAATCCAAGAGCATATCACCGCCATCAAGACGGTTTGCCGCATCCTTCCCGTCAGCAAAGTGGTCGTAGAGACCGCCGAGTTCGACTTGCAGCTGCTGAAAGCCATTGCGGATGGAAAGCCCGTACCGCAAGGCGAGGACTACCAGAAGGGCGAGATGTACGGCCACTACAACGTGCGCCAGTATGTTTTGTGGCGTGACGGCTATACCTGCCAATGCTGCGGAGCGCACGCGACCCAGAAGAAAGAGGTGCGGCTCCATGTGCATCATCTTGAGAGCCGCAGGGTAGGCGGTGACGCTCCGGACAATCTGGTGACGCTCTGTACCGCCTGTCACGATAAACTCCACAAGGGCATTATCATGGCAGCGGACATCAAGAAGCGCAAGCGCCGCTCCACCCGCGACGCAACCTTCATGGGCATCATGCGCATGACGCTGCTGCGGAGGCTTCGGGAGCAGCTTCCTGTCCCCGTTGTGGAGACCAGGGGCTACATCACCAAGGCTACGCGGGAGAATCTGCTGGTGCTGCCGAAGAGCCATACCAACGACGCGCTGGCAATCGCGCACGGCCCGCAGGGCTTTCGCGCAGAATACCTGCCAAATATCCGTCAGGCGGACCGACTTTACACCATCCGCCCTGTGAGACATCACAACCGTCAGCTGCACAAGGCGACCATCCTGAAGGGCGGTGTGCGGAAGGCTAATCAGGCAGAGAAGTACATCTGCGGTTTCCGTCTCTACGACAAGGTGCTCTACAACGGTATCGAGTGCTTTGTCTGGGGGAGACGCACCAGCGGCTCCTTCCTGCTGCGGCAGCTCAACGGAGAAAAGGTCAAAGACAGCGTGAGCTACAAACACTTAAAACTATTGGAACGCAGCCAAAGTTATTTGGTTGCATAGTACGAGAGGAGGGACGCTGCTCCTCCCCATAGCTAAAGCAAGGGGTATCCGCAACGACAATTCGAAGAAAAAGCGCCGCCCGTAATGGACGGCGCGCTTTCTTTGGCGTCCTTCCGTTCCTCCGCT